CCCATACTCATTAGCCGACACACCATCGACAATCATGGCCTGTTTAAACTTGGCCATGGACACAATACAGGGGAGGGAGGGAACACGAGCGAGCATCTTCTTGTACTGCTCCTCATCTTGTCGTGTGAGCCCCCACACCCTCTCCACCATCTCATACGTTTCCGCACAAGCCTCGTGTGTCTCAACGGCATGGGTGGCGTACGCCTTCGCACGGGTGAGCTCTTTAGAGAGCACCTCAGTTCCCCGGAGGCCATTGGTCAACTCCAAGTTCCGGCGCCACATGGGACCAAGGAACGGGACAAACCACATGTCACGCATCTTACTGATAGCGTCACCACGCAAAATGCGCTCAGCCAAAATGTTTTCGGGAAGGTTCACGTACCAACCGGAACGCGCGATGCCACGTCCAATACCAGGGGCAAGAACCGTAGACCCGCCTTCAACAGGATAAAAGTACGCAGAACAAAACGAGGCGTGGTACCTAGCATCAGGTCCAGAGTGAATCTTCGGCTCCAATTCCAAGCCGAGACAACGGAGGAGATACACCAACACATTGGCACCATCACCAAGAGAATCGATGAGCTTCTGGGCGGCAATCAGAAGATTGTCATCGCCTAATACAAACATAGCAATGTTGTAGAAATCAACCAACTCGCGATAGGTTGGGAGTTCACCTCCATGCTGGCCAGCATGGATGTAGGCAAGACAGAACATGATAGCGAGACCCTGCAAAAGAGTGTTCCCACATGAAGTGTTGTGGTCGCCCGAATGACGGCCACCATCCACCTTGTACTTGACACGATACTTGGTCTTTCCTTTGGTGTTGATGCACGACATGAACGCAGCGAATTCACGTTCAGTACAGCCAGACCACCGGTATATGTCTGCTTCAAGCTCCAGAAACAAACGATGAATCGTTGAATCAAAGCGAGCAAAATCCCCTTCGAGAATACCATAGCCGGGACACTGCTGTAATGCGGCAGTATAGGAGGCACCAATCTGCTCTGCCGTGGCGCCTGAAGAATACATCAACCCCCTAGAGGCATTGATGTCCCAAACCTTTGCAAGATGCTTCGAAAACGATTTGCAAAAGGGACCAGTGGCAACATTGTGGAAATGAGAGCCAGACTGGATGGCGCGAGGCGCCAATTTGGAAAGTCCGTCAAGAGTGGACTTGGAGTGTGGCTCCTCCTTAGTGAAGCAGCCACGAAGATGTATACGCTCCGGAATGACGTTGTCATCGACTGCAAGGCGTTGTTTCGCCAAGACATGCTCTGCCCTGAGACTTTCGGAATACCGCGGATTGCAGTTCCAATCGTCAAAGGCCATCTTCCGGACAGTACCGGGAAAAAGGCCAAACTCAGGCAGGTTCACGAAAACCCAATGTCTGAAAACGCCCCACAACTCTAGGTCCAGATCCCCTCTACCAGCCGGACCACATTTGACAATGCGCTCGATCACGGCTGAGGTGTCACTCCAGGCCGAATTGGAGGGGAAGACAGGTATTGACATATCACACACAATACCAACAGGCATCATCCTAACAACGTCCTCCCAACGGGACGCTGATGGGATTCTCCCGCCATGCAATTGCGACATGGCGATCGCCTTGTCCAATGGCATTGAGGCCGGGCCAGGTCGAACAAGAGGAGGGTTCGGCGGTTCCCTCGATAATGTGGGATCCTCAACATTAGCAGATGCCGAGGGGTCCAAAGGGCATTGCTGCCTGTCCATCAACACCTCAATGGGCTTCGCAGGATTCGTAGCTGGAAGCTGGGTCCCACGAGGTAGTGGTAGAACAATGTCACGCGGACAATTGGACGCACGATCGATGCGGTATTGATGCAATGGATCGGCGGAGCTGGACATCTGGTTGGAAACACATGCCCCAACAACAGCAACTGCAGAAGCTGTAATGACAGCGGCAGCGGCAATGGGACCAGTTGCGACACCAAGGGCATGGGTCGCCATTCCAGCAAGAGTCCCAGCAGTCCCCACTGCGGTGGCTGCGGCAGCAACCTTCGCGGCGGACCAAGTGGTCTGAAACTTTCTCTGAGACAAAGCGGCTTCATGGACACGCATAAGCTCAAGGTTTGGCTTGATCAATCCATACATGACAGCAGTTTCAAACGCCAGGTCCTGTATCGATGCGAGACAACAAGCCGCAAAGATACAAGAGGAAAGAATGTGGGGGGGGATATTGTAATTTGTAGCCTTGTATTTCGCCCTAGCAACAATATTACGAAAGTTATCAGCAGTACGTAACTGCCCCGCACACATGAGTGAGATTTCGGAAATCATACCCTTAGGTACCACCATGTCAACTGCGTCCTTAGTATCATAGACAACGCAGAACAGACCGCACGACCAGACCTTGACATCTGGAATCGGAACAGTTTCGGCACCAACAGACACTTTACCCTTCTCATTCAACGCACTAAGCGCGACTGGACCATAATGGTTTTGATCCAAAATGGCAGCGGAGAGAGAAAACTCCTTCTGTGCAGGAATTTCCAACACCTCGGGTGTCCATTCGAAAAGGTACACGGAGGAAGAGGGGAAGGTGTGGTCACGCGACCAGCAAAGCGTGCCCAAGGCCACGCCATCCTTACGGACGACATGACTTGAACCAGCACGCAACCAGGCGAGATTAGAGTGGATATAGCTATGGCTATTACCTTTCACTTTCATGACGACGCCGTCTTTGCCATCTTGGGCATAGGCGGCTTCGCCCTCAGCGAAAACCCCGTAGGCATCGGGGAACTCATGTACCAAGGCCACATGACAGTGGCTCTGAGATTTCATACACATCATCGCAACATCTTCACTTGTAAGGTAATAGAGTACATGCGTTGAAATGTGTATGCTTGGCACGACACAATGGCAGTCCTGGCCTTTATGATTACAGGATCTACCAGCCACAAGAGGAACATCACGGAGACGTATGAGATCCTCAGGGGTCAAACAGGGACGACAGGCAAACACATCTTCAGGTTGATGTCTGCCTGATCCACCCACATCGACAATAAGTGCCCGCTCGTCGT